CATTTGATCCTAGTTCAGGAGTCCCTTATGCGGCTAACCTGACAATTCAGGGTGGTGCTAATTTTGAAGCAACATTTAATGTAGTAAACACTTCAAATACACCATATCCTTTTACAACTGCATGGTCTGCAAATTCACAGATCGCAAAAAGTGTTGCAGTTGGTGCAACTTTAGGTGCATCGGCAACCTTTACTTCAGGGATTACTACATCAGCAACTTTAAGTACAGTAAAAATCTCTCTAGGTTCTGCTGCTACTAGAGCATTAAGTGAAGGTAGGTATGTTTATAATGTTTTGGTGAGTTCTGGATCAACGATATATAACATAGTAAATGGGAATATTCTGGTTTATGCTGGTGTATCCTCTGCACCCTAAATAATGATTAAGGAGTAGATGTGTAAATGGCCAAACCATCAAGTAGATCAGACCTCATAAATTATACTAAACGGCAACTGGGTGCTCCAGTGCTGGAAATTAATGTAGCTGACGAACAAATAGATGACCTAATAGATGATGCTCTACAGTTTTTTCAAGAGCGTCATTTTGATGGTGTAACGAAGGATTATGTAAAGTATCAAATAACTCAAGATGATATTGATAGAGGAAAAGGTCCAGGAGAAGATAATCCAGTAGGTATAGTAACTACTACAGTGGATAAGACTGTAGGTGTCTCTACACAATTTAAATTTCAAGAAAATAGTAATTATCTACCACTTCCTCCAGATATTATTGGAGTAGAAAAGATTTTCCATTTTGATGGATCTGCTACATCAACTAATAATATGTTTAGTGTGAAATATCAATTATTCTTGAATGATATTTACTACTATGGTGCTACTCAGTTGATGAATTATGCTATGGTAAGATCTTATTTGTCTGATATTGATTTCTTATTAACTACTCAGAAACAATTTAGATTTAATCAACGTCAGGATAGAATTTATATTGATATTGATTGGAGTGGTGTCCAAGAAGGTGATTGGTTAATATTTGATGTATTTAAGGCAATAGATCCAAATGCTTCTACTGGAGTATGGAATGATTCATTCTTAAAACGATATGTGACCCAATTAGTGAAAAGGCAATGGGGTCAAAACTTAATTAAATTCCAAGGAGTAAAACTACCTGGTGGTGTTGAATTAAATGGACGGCAAATGTATGATGACGCACAGAAAGAACTTGATGTCATCAGAGAGCAGATGTCCAATACTTATGAAGTACCACCACTAGACATGATAGGTTAATATTATGGCACTTAATCCATATTTTCAGCAAGGGGCTAGATCTGAACAAAATTTAGTTCAGGATTTAATCAACGAACAGTTGAGGATGTATGGTGTTGAAGTGCATTATATGCCTCGCAAATATATAAAAGAAAATACTGTAATAAGGGAAGTTGTACAATCTAAATTTGATGATGCATATCCTCTTGAGGCATATGTAGATACTTATGATGGATATGGTGATAATCCAGTTCTTTTAAGTAAGTTTGGTATTGAGCAAACAAATGAAATAACTCTTACTATTTCTAGAGAGAGATGGGAGAATTATATCGAACCATTGATGAAGAATGAAGAAGATGTAAAATTAACAACCAGACCAAAGGAAGGTGATTTAATCTATTTCCCACTAGGTGATAGGTTGTTTGAAATTAAGTTTGTAGAACATGAAAAACCATTCTATCAACTACAAAAGAATTATGTTTATGAACTAAGATGTGAACTCTTCCGTTACGAAGATGAAGTTATTGATACTGGTGTTGAAGAAATTGATAATGAATTGATTGGTGATAATGTTGATGGAACATCTGAAGATGGAACACCAACAATACTAGGCCCAACCCAAACATTCACTTTGGTAGGTGCTGCATCAACTGCTGCTGCATATACTGGTGTAGTGCCTACTGGTGGACTCAATTACTTTACTATATCAAATAGGGGCGGTGGATACATTACACCTCCTACAATCGGTTTATCGTCAGCACCTTCTGGTGGAACAACAGGTATTGCAACTGCAGTTCTAATTGCTGGTATTCAATATTGTAATTTAAATATAGGACTTAATCAAAAATCAGTACAGTCAATTGAAATTGCAAATCCAGGTGCAGGATATACTGTTGCACCAGGTGTAGCATTTACTAGTAATACTGGTGTTGGTGCTGCAGCAACTGCATATATTGCTGATGGAACATTGGGTGTTGTGACTGTTACAAGTGCTGGTGGTGGATTTGTAACTGCACCGACTGTAACATTTGCAGGTCCAACAGGAGTTGGAACAACTGCTACTGCTGTTGCTGTTCTTAATGCAGCTGGATCTGTTACTGATGTTAGATTTACTAACACTGGTGCTGGTTACACTGCTGGCGATCTTCCACTTACTGCAACATTCTCTGCTCCAGCTGCTGGATCTAGTGGAGATTATAGATTCAATGAAACTGTAACGGGTGCAATAAGTGGGGCAACTGGTAAAGTAAGAACATGGGATTCTGTCTCAAATATTTTAGAAGTATCTTCAATCTCTGGAACATTCTCTATTGGAGAGAATATAACTGGTTCCTTATCAGGTTCTGTTCATGCTCTAAGAATAGTTAATACAGATCCAACAGATGATGGATTTGCAGATAATATCAATATCGAAACTGAAGCAGATAAGATTTTAGACTTCTCTGAACAGAACCCATTCGGTACTCCCTAAATAAGATACCAGGACTATAACAATGTTTGAATATTTCTACAACGAAATTCTGAGAAGAACCATTATTTCTTTTGGTACTTTGTTTAATGGCATAACCGTTAAGCAAGAGGATTCTACTATTAAAGTGCCATTGGCATATGGTCCTACCCAAAAGTTTTTGGCAAGATTAGAACAAACACCAGACTTGAATAAGTCAACAGCCATTACTTTACCAAGGATGTCTTTTGAGTTTACTGGTCTTACTTATGATCCTTCAAGAAAGGTAACAACAACTCAAACATTTACTGTAAAAGATCCTGATACAGGAAAAGATTCAAAGAAAGCATATCTTCCAGTACCCTATAATATGGCATTTGAACTTGCCATTATGTGTAAGTTAAATGATGATGCATTGCAGATTACAGAACAAATATTACCATATTTCCAACCAGCATATAATGTTACTGTTACTCTGGTTGAATCAATCAAAGAGAAAAGAGATATACCCATTGTATTAGAAAATATTACAATGCAAGATGATTATGAGGGAGACTTTACTCAAAGAAGAGTTCTTCTTTATACTTTAAGATTTACTGCAAAGACATATCTATTTGGCCCTGTATCCGATGCTTCCAAGGATATTATCAAGAAGTCTACCGTCAATTACAGAGGTGGAAAGGCACTTCCTGGTCAAAGAGATGTTACTTACTCAGTTGCACCTAGAGCAATTAAGAATTACACTGGTGATGTTGTAACTAATCTAGCATCTGATATATTAATAAATGATATTGTTATTCCTGTAGAAAATGCAAGTAACATTTCTGCAAGTACAAATACTACAAGAGTATTCATTACTATTGGTGAAGAAGAGATGAAGGTTATTAAGAAGGATGGAAATAATCTTACAGTTGAGAGAGGTAGAGACGGTACAACTCCTGCGTCTCATCTAAGGGGTGATGCTATTGGTTTAATTACTGATGCGGATGATGTATTAATTCCAGAAGGTGACGACTTTGGATTTGACGGGAGTACCTTCTAATGAAACAACTAGATAAAGCATTTAACATCACTCCTGAAGTGGTTAATGAAGAACCAAAACCTGTTGTTAGGGAAAAACCTGATAGATTAACTAAAGATGATGTCTCTAAAGACTATGATTATACAAGAGGCAATCTTTATAGTATAATAGAAAAGGGTCAAGAAGCCATTGATGGTATCCTTGAACTTGCTCAAGAAACTGAGCAACCAAGAGCATATGAAGTAGCAGGACAACTTATAAAGAGTGTGTCTGATGCGACTGATAAGTTAATGGATCTTCAAAAGAAATTAAAAGATGTAAACGAGGAGGATAATAAAAAATCACCCACGAATGTTACTAATGCATTATTTGTTGGATCTACCGCAGAACTAGCAAAAATGATCAAACAAGAAAACTTGAAAAAAGAGTAATTTCTTGCTAAAATAAATATTTCATTAGATATATAAAATGATAGAGGTTATTAGTGTCGATTAGAAATCCCTCGGATTTTTTTAAGAGAAAGAAAAATGATTCTTTGAAAGAAGAACAGGCTCAAAAAAGATTAGAGGAACAGAAATTAAACGATAAGAAAATCGACGCTCCAAAAAGGCATTTTGGTGAAGATAAGGTCGTAGAAAAACCTGCTGCAATAATTCAAGAAGAAGTAAAAGTTGATCCATATCTAGAAGAAATAAATTCACTTAAGTCTGATATACAGTCAGTAGTAGGGTTAATTCCTGAAGAAACAGATTTAACTGAGGTTTATGACACACTAGAAAGTTTAAAAGAAAGAATAGATAACATTGCTGATAAGGCAAGTTATGACGGAGATATTACAATACTTCGTTCTGAGATAAGAGAAGTAGAAAGAAGTATACCTGAACAATTTGATCCATCAAATATAAATTCAAATCTTGCATCATTAAAAGAAAGAATTGAATTAGTTCGTTCTGAGATCCCAACTATTCCAGAACCTGTTTTATATGATGATCAGATAGATGAGATAAAAGGATTAATAGAACAGGTAAAGGAAAGTATTCCAGAAGTACCTGAAATAAGGTATTACGAAAAAGAATTAAATTTAATATTAGATCTAATTGAAGGTGTAAAGAAAGATATTCCTACAGTTCCTGAAATACCTGAGATAAAGTATTATGATGAGGAGATTTCTAGTGTAGAATCACAGATCAAAGAAATTGAATCTTCCTTATCTAAATTACCTGAGATAAAGCATTATGATAATGATATTGATGAAGTAAAGGAATTACTGGAAAAGTTATCTAATAAGGTTACAGAGATACCAGAAATAAAGTATTATGATAATGATCTTAAAGATTTAAAAGATAAGATATTAAATGTAGAAGAATCTATACCAACAGTCCCAGAAGTAAAATATTATGATGAAGAAATTAAAGGCCTCAATAAAGAAATTGTAGGTTTATTTAAAAAAGTTTCATCTATTAAGATACCAGAAGCAAAATCTTATGATGGTGAGATAAAGAAGATATATTC